ATAAGACACTAGGCGGCTCAGGCTTATCTTTAAGCCAAACTTATGTTAAAGCAAACGATGCTGAAGCAACAGTTACAGCTGGTGATTTTAAAATTTACAAAAGATCAACAACTGGTCCAACAACTATTACTAGTGGCATAATTAGCACTGGAATGTCGTCAGCGGCATTTACGATTAACATTCAAGAGACAATAGTTGGTAATGCGGCTTTACAAAGTGTAACAGCAGTAAGCGGAACAACAACAGGTGCGGCAAGTGACGCAGAAGTAGTTGCTAACGCAATTAACGCAGTAGGACTAACTAACGTTAGTGCTACAGTTGACGCACAAAATAGAGTTGTTATTACGCACTCCAAGGGCGGCGAAATTCGTTTCAAAGACCAAACTGGAGCGGCATTTGCAGAAATGGGCTTTAGTGCTTATGTAAATGAAAATAGCGGAACTGCTAACTTGTACACAGCACCAGCAGGCGATACAGCTAACGAGTTTGTTGCAACTAACTGGAAAGTATTAACATACACAGGAAGTACAACTGCTCCGACAGCATTGGCAGCAGACAATACGTTATGGTATAGTTCAATCACTGACGAAGTTGATATAATGATACATAGCGGTACTACTTGGGTTGGTTACTTAGATTCAACTAGTCCATTCTATGATGCGTCTACTGCACAGCAAACAAGTCCAGCAGGACCTATTGTAAGTGCAACTGAACCACTTGCGGCTACTGGCCAATCAGATGGTACAGCTCTTAAGAATGGCGACATTTGGGTTTCAACAGCAGACTTAGATAATTATCCAACAATTTACAAATATAGTACTGCTACTGCAAAGTGGGTATTACTAGATGCAGCCGATCAAACTACTGAAGACGGTGTACTATTTGCAGATGCACGTTGGGGATTAACAGGCGCTACTAGTAATGTAGCTGGAACTATCACTGAGTTGTTAACAAATAACTTCTTAGATGCAGACGCTCCAGATCCAGCACTATATCCAAAAGGTATGTTGTTAGTTAACTTACGTAGAAGTGGCTTTAACGTTAAGAAGTTTGTACGCAACAGTGTTGATACAAATGCACTTAATACACGTTTTAATAGCAGTGAAGCAATGACAAGCTATTATACACACCGTTGGGTTACTGAATCAGCTAACCAAGCAGACGGCAAAGGAAGCTTCGGACAAGCGGCACAGCGTAAAGTTGTTATCCAAAGTCTACAAGCAATGCTTAACAGTAACGATGCAATTAGAGATGATGAATCAAGAATCTTTAACGTAATTGCTACTCCAGGTTATCCAGAGCTAATTGGTGAAATGGTTACATTAAACTACGATAGAGGTATTACAGCGTTTGTACTTGGAGATAGTCCACCAAAACTAACACCAGATGCAACTTCAATCAACGAATGGGGTACTAACGTAAACCTTGCAGTTGAAGATAATGCAGAAGGTCTTGTAACTAGTGATGAATACTTAGGTGTTTATTATCCATGGGGCTTTAGCAGTGATAATGCTGGTAACAACATTGTTGTTCCACCAAGTCACATGATGCTAAGAACTCTTGCACTAAGTGACCAAGTTAGCTATCCATGGTTTGCACCAGCAGGTACAAGACGTGGCGGCATTACTAACGCAACAGCAACAGGTTATATTGATTCAGAAGGCGAATTTAATTCAATAGCACTAAACGAAGGACAACGTGACACATTATATGGTGTTAAAGTTAACCCAATTACGTTTATTACAGGTGCTGGATTAGTTGCATTTGGACAGAAAACAAGAGCTAAAAACGCAAGTTCATTAGATAGAATTAACGTTGCTAGACTTGTTATCTATATGAGAAGTCAACTTAACAAACTTGCTAAGCCTTATATCTTTGAACCAAATGATAAGATAACAAGAGATGAGATTAAACAAGCCGCAGAGAGCTTGTGCTTAGAACTTGTTGGATCAAGAGCGTTATATGACTATCTAGTTGTATGTGATGAGTCAAACAACACAGCAAGCAGAATAGACAAGAACGAACTATACTTAGATATAGCAATTGAACCAGTTAAGGCTGTGGAGTTTATCTTTATTCCACTTAGACTTAAGAATACAGGGGAAATTGCAGGTCTTTAACATCTAACAAAATGGGGGCTAGAAATAGCCTCCATTAAATGATAAATACTAGCAACAGGAGTTATAATATGGCTATTTCAACACTCTCAAAAATTACAGTACCACTAGCGAGTGACACTTCATCATCGACACAAGGTTTGTTGATGCCGAAGTTACAGTATCGTTTCAGGGTATCACTTGAGAACTTTGGTGTATCAACACCGACAACAGAACTAACAAAGCAAGTAATTGACGTGACACGTCCGGTAGTAAACTTTGAGGAAATTGAAATCCCAGTTTACAACAGTAGAGCATACCTAGCAGGTAAGCATGCATGGGATCCGATTACACTTAACTTGCGCGAAGACGTAAACAACAATGTACAAAAACTTGTTGGCGAACAGCTACAAAAGCAGTTTGACTTCTTTGAGCAATCAGGTGCGGCAAGTGGCATTGATTACAAATTCGTAACTAGAATCGAAATACTAGATGGCGGCAACGGAGCAAACACTCCTAACGTACTAGACACTTTTGAATTATACGGTTGCTTTATACAAAATGCAAACTACAACTCATTAGCATATAGTGCTAACGAGCCAGTTACAGTTTCATTAAGTATACGTTACGATAACGCAATACAGTCACAAGGTGGCGGTATTGGAACAGCAGTAGGTAGAACTATTAATAGTCTAGTTACGGGCGGTGGCGGTATTGGTTAGTAATATAACCTAAGTGCCATATTGTTATTATTAAAAGGAGCTTCGGTTCCTTTTTTTATCTTTGATAATATTAGATAAAATAAATAACTGTATGAAGAAAAATAGATACCGTATACCTAAGACAGATTTAGAAAGACTTAACCAACGCAATTCAGGTTTGTCAAATGGGTCTGTATCTAATGAACAACTAGCTCCGGCGTATCTGTCACCATATAATATTAAGTCTCTATCAGAACTAGTGCATTTTAGTGTGCATGTAAGACCAGCGCCTATAAACATCGATCAAGTAAACCCGCCAGACGAAACTGTTCCGTGGCAGTTTCCGTATTTGCGTGAAGAAGAAGAAAAAAACTTTGATAAAGACCCGTGGCAATACACTATAAATCAATATGGATTTAGAGACGTGTGGAAAAACAAAGCTAAACGACCAAACATAGCGTTTTACGGTTGTAGCAATACGTTTGGCGAAGGTGTAGAATCGTCAAAACACTGGACAACTTTAGTTGCTAATCACTTTAGATTTAATAAGTTTAATTTTGGCATAGGCGGCGCAAGTGCATTACGTATTGCTAGAACGTTTGTAGCAACACAACAAGTTTTAAATTTAAATTATGCAGTTATATTATTGCCGGGTCTATATAGAATAGATTATGCTCGAATACTTAGTAAAGAAGTTAGTGCTAAGAACCGTCAATGGGAATCAGGAAACATTGGCATGATACCTGACTTTAAACCTTCCCATTTAACTGACGCAAAACTGTGGAAAAGCCTGTACAGCACATTTGATGATAACATGTTTATAATGAATCTTATATATGCAGTATCTATGATTACAGAAAGTGCAAAGGCAAATAATGTAAAAATAGTATTCTCGTCTTGGTGTACTGAAACATTATACACACTAGATAAAATTAATGCTCCAAACGTATATCCTAATATAGGATTAAAGGGTATTGACGTTGCAAGAGATGAGTTACATCCTGGACCAGAATCTAGTAAACTATTTGCTGAGAAGTTAGCTGATTGGATGACACAACCTGGTCAAAAATTGTTTTTATAATCTACGTACTTTATGTTATAGATAAATATTAGTAAGGAGAGTTCGATGGCAAACATATTAAATGGGTTTCTTGATAACGTATTAAGCGGCACTACTAACCCAAAAGGTGACATGGCAGACTTTCAGCATGCGGCTAGACTGTATACTGATGATGCGTTTAGGCTTGCGCCCAAGGCAAAGTTCCTTTACCATGTTGTAATAGAACTAAGTCCAACTGCATCGGCAAATTTGCCACAATTAGATCAACGACATAAAAACGAAATAAACTTATTAGTTAAATCAGTTGACTTACCAAAAGTAAGTATGAACACTGTAACTAAAAACATGTACAATCGTAAAAAGAATTTACAAACTAGTTTAGAATACGATCCAGTAAACATTACATTCCATGATGACAACTTAGGCATTACTACAATGCTAATGGAAGCATACTATAGATATTATTATGCAGACGGCGGTCATTATGCAGACGGCGTATCAGCACCTTATTCACCAAGAAACACATACAAAGGTGCAGAGGATCACAAATACCGTTACGGGTTTGACAACGATTCAGTTGACCCGTTCTTTAATAAAATTACAATTTATCAAATGGCCAGACATCAGTATACAGGATTTACTTTAGTTAATCCAATAATAACTGGCTTTCAACATGACAGTATGGATCAAGCTGACGCTACTACTACGCTACAAAATCAAATGACTGTTGCATACGAATCAATATTTTATAGTAGAGGAGCTACTGGAGAAGGTTCTCCAAGAGGCTTTGCTCAAGAGCATTATGACCAAACACCTAGTCCATTAACTGTAGCAGGCGGCGGAACTAGCAGTCTTTTTGGTCAAGGCGGTGTAGCCAATGGACTAAGTAGTGTATTAGGGGACTTAGCAGGTGGCACGTTTAATCTTGGCTCTGCATTGAATACGTTTAATACGTTTAAGAATGCAAAAAGTTTATCTAAAGAAGGATTAATAGAAGAAGGATTTAATATATTAACAGGTGCATTAGGAAGTGTTGCTAAAGAAAATGCTAGTGGTCTTAAAAATACAGCGTTTCCAAAACAGTCTGCATCAACTGCATCAACAACTGATACAAGCGGTGGCAGTGTTGAAACTACTTCTCCTAACTATTCAACTAAAGTCAAACAAGCAAGAGTTAATAATGGATATGACCCCAATGTATATGATTGGCTACAGGATTAAAAGAGAGACAGAAAATGGCAGAATTAAACTTAGTACCAACAGACAGCGGCAATAAAGTTAAGTCTTTTTTTAACAATTACTTTACTGAGTCTATTAGTTACCCTGCTAACCAAGTTGACGCAGTAGTAGGCTTCTTTCAAAAAAGAGGGTTTGACACATCAAGCGCAACTGGTGTTGCTACTGTATTACTACAACAAGCAAAGATAGACGATGTAAATGTAATGACATTACTTGATACATTGACTGGCTTAGAAGACGTTGCAATTAGTCAAATTGTTGCTGAAATACTAAATTACAATAGACAAAAAGTTAGTACACTTGGTTATAAGATTACAACTCAAACACCAAGGACTGAAAACAGAAACATAGTAGTGTAATATGGGTCGTTTTGCTCAAGGTAGATACACGTTAAAGAATCCAGAAAAATTCGTAGGTAACAAAGCTCCAATATACAGAAGCAGTTGGGAATATACCTTCATGCAATTCTGTGACGGCAATCCTGCAATTACACAATGGGCAAGTGAAAGTATAAAAATTCCATATAGAAATCCACTAACTGGTAAACAAACAATTTACGTGCCAGATTTTTTTATTGCTTACGGTGATAAAAAAGGTAAACAAAAAGTCGAACTCATAGAAATAAAGCCAGCCAATCAAACACACAAAAGCCTTGTGGGCAAAAGCGCCCACAACCAAGCACACTGGATAGTTAACCAAGCAAAATGGGAAGCGGCGTATGCTTGGTGTAAACAAAAAGGTATTCAGTTTCGTATTTTA